CAGTTTATTATTTCAATGTTATATGCAATTACGTGTTATCCGTAGCAGATTGTAAAAGGAATATAATTTCCTTGTTTACGCTTCTTACATTCTTTTTTGCTGATTCCTCTATTTTATCAAATAGTTCTTTGGGTAATTCAATTAGCTTCTTTTTCATTCTTCCATTTCTAAATCAGATAATTCAATACCTTTTTTTTCTATCCAAGATTCAAAAATCAAGAACAATCCGTTTTCATCCAAAAACGCTCCAAATTCCTGTGCAATTTCCTTTTTACTTAATTTACTCATTTGTATATAGTTTGATTATTTATTTTTTAATTCAAGTTTTGAAATCTCTTTATCGTGCATGATGTAAAATTTTGCCCCGAAGGGCGTTGTTTAATCGTTTTGTAATTCAAATTTTAAAGAACTTTTTAATCCTTGCTTTTTATCGTTTAAATCCATTGAAGCTAAAAAAGAACCTTTAGCAGAATGAACTTCAAAAACACACTTGAACTTCATGTTATCTAAATTTAATCTAGTTTCTAATAAAGAAAACTGCCAAACATCTTCTGTTACATTTTGCTCGAAAGTGCTCTCTGCTAAGGCTCTAGCGTTGTTTTCTTGTGTTTCCGTAAGGTTGATTGCGTTGTTCATACCACTAAGATACATATATACTTTTGATATATAAAACATATATCTATTTAATTTCAAATAAAAATGTAAAACACTGATAATCAAGCAATTTAATTTCAACTATATTTTAAAAACATATAACACGCACTTAATAACAACCCGAAAATGGCAGTTATTAGTTGAGTCGTTATTATACAATATTAATAAATAAATACATAACTAAACATTTAACCGCTTATTTAAAATGATTCTAAATAATAACTTTATTTTTATTATATTTAAACTATATGAAAAAATTTACTATAAAAGAAAGCTTTTTAGGTAAAAAAATCATGGGTAAGAATATTGGTGTAATTAATTTAACACTTAATACAACTCAGAAAGATTTAAAAAAGCTTAATAACAACGGTTTTGCACACATTTTAGACGTAGTAATAGATGAGCCAAAAGAAGATAAATAAAATAAAAGGTTCTACTGTTAAGCCTAAAGCTGATCCAGTTACTACTCCTATCATTGATAAGGAGAAAGAACCAAATCAGGATATATTACAAAATTGGATTCCATTTTTTCAAGATTCCAATAATATCTATGTAAATGATTTAGCTAAAAGGGCTAGACGTTCAAGTACTCATAGTTCTATAATTAACCAAAAGATAACTTTTGCACTAGGTAAAGAGTTTCTTTTTAAAGTAGATGGTGAGGAGAAAACTTTTGAGGAGCTAGATAATGGCTTTCAAGATTGGTTTATGGAGGTTAACCCCGAGGGAGATACGCTTAGAGATGTGTTTAAAGAGCTTATGCAGTCTTTTGTAATTACTGGTAACTGTTACCCTCATGTTAAAAAAGTAGGTGATTACACCGCTTTATATTGTGAGGATGCTACAACAGTACGAAAGTCTAAGGATAAGAAAAGAGCATACATTTCTAACTTTTGGAGAGATATTTTAAACAGTAATGCTCCAACTAGTCAATACCCAATTAATAGTAAGCTTACTTTTTACGATGGAAGTCAAAAAAGTGAATACTTATTACACATAATGAGAAAGTACCCTGAGTTTAATTACTATGGTTTACCTGATTATGTAGGTGCTTTAAATTGGATTGATATAGAATATAGAATACCTAAATACAATATTGATAAATTTGATAACGGTTTTTTTCCTAGTGTATTAATGCAGATGTTTGGTGAAGTACCTGACGGTATGAATGCACAGGAATACGTTAATAAGATTAAAGATACTTATGTAGGTGAGGGTAAAAATGACAAGATATTAATTGAGTTATTAGATTCACCTGAGCAAGCGGCAGTAATACAACAGCTAGAGAATGAAAGAGAGGGAGAGTTTTTAACTTTATCTAATCTATCAGAAAAGGCTATTATTGTAGCTCATAGAATTACTCCTGGTATTGCTGGTTTAGAAACAGCTGGAAAGTTAGGAAGTAACCAACAAGTAAAAGATGAGTACGACAAGTTTATGAACTCTGTAGTAATTCCTGATTATCAAGAGCCTTTATTAAGAGCTGTTAATAGAATTATCAAAAGAGATACTAAATGGAATAACATAGAGATTAGTATTTTAAATGTAGCTCCAGTTGGTAACTCAGGTAGTTTAGATATTAACGCTGTTACAACTATTAACGAGGGTAGATCGATGTTAGGATTAAAACCTTTGGAAGATGATTTAAGAGGTGAGAATTTTATTAATCAAAACTCTGTAGGGAATATAGAAACTACGGAAGATAAAGAGGAGGATAAAGATGGCATTTAATACTAATATAATGACCTCAACAGAGGTTAAGAATTTAGCGGTTGATGATTTAGCTTTTGACCAAACATACTTCGACAATTACATAATTACAAGTCAGCGTAAATATGTAAGAAGTGTATTAGGTAAAAAGTTTTACAATGAAATATTAACTCAGATTGAGGGAAATACTTTAACTACTGATAACTCAACACTACTAGAAAGCTTTATTAAACCTATGTTAGCACATTATATAGTTTATGAGTGTTACTCAAAGGTACATACTCAGCTAACTAATCAAGGTGCTATGAGTAATGATACAGAGTTTACCGATCAAACTAAAAGTTTTGAATATTCACAAAGTAGAGATTTCTACATGAATAAAGCAGACTTTTGGCGCAAAGATATGGTTAGCTATGTTGATGAGATAAAAGACAATGATAGTACTAAATTTCCTTTATTTAATGAGTGTGCTGATGTACCACAAGTTAATAAGAAAGGATTAATATTCTACAGTTAATATGGCTATTTTACATAAAAACATAAGTGCAGAGGGTGATATACATAATCCTAAATGGTTTAGCGGTGCTAATAATGGAGATGTAGCTTGGAGAAATGAGTTAGGGGTTTTAGAATCTACTGACGAATTAGTTTTACCAGCTGCTTTAAACTTTGTAGATGGTAGTGCAGCACCACCAACTAGTAATAGTGGTGATATTTATGTACTATCTAGTGGTGCAAGTGTTAACGCTGGTTGGGGTACGGTTGCTTTAGGTGATTGGGTTAGATATGATGGTACTACTTGGAATGTTATTACACCTCAAAAAAGTACTTTATGTTATAATGAAACTACAGATAAATTATTTTCTTATGATGGCTCTGCATGGAGTGGTTTAGGTGGTGGTAGTGGTACTGATGCCGATGCCGTACACGTTAATGTACCTAGTGAGATTAGTGGAATAGCGGCTAAAGCTACACCGACATCTAGTGATTTACTAATTATAGAGGATGTTGCTGATAGTAATAATAAGAAAAAAATAACTATAGGAGATTTACCCTCTAGTGGTGGTGGTGGTAACACTATTTATACTGCTGATGATACAGTCGGAGCTAGTAGAGTTGCAACATTAACAGATACTTTAAGATTTAAAAGCGGTATCGTAGAAATTGAAGGAACGGGAACAAATGGAAGCAGTTTATTAAGCCTTTACGATGGACAAGGAACGCCCGTAAAACTTTGGGATTTCTTAGATAATGGGAATATAAATTTGGGAAGTAATAGTGTTATTAATCAAGATAGCAATGTTTTACAATTCTCTAATATTAACAGTATTGGAGGGTTAAAATTTAATGGAACTTCTAACAATGGAATAGGTTTAAATCTTGCAAATGGAACGAATGATTTTGATTTTGTTGTAGCTGGAAGTTCAAATACAAATATAGGCACTGGAAGTCTAGGTTTGTTAACTGGTAATACTTGGAAAGTTCAAATAACTCAAACGGGAAAAGTTTCAATCGGTTCAAACCTTGAGCCAATTACTGGTTATGATTTATCGGTTCAAGGGGGGATTAGAACAAATGGACAACTTAGAGCAATAACTAGTTTAGTAGGAAATAACGCAACTGCAATAGCTGGATATGATTTAGTGGTAGATAATAAAGCTAGTTTTGGTAATGAATTTGCAATAGTTTCTCCAGCAGGAACTATGCAGTTTAACGGGTATAGAGCTCAAAATACAGTACCTAATACAGCTACATTCCCAAACGATAAAGATTTAGGAATACATAAAAATACATCTACTGGGGTTATATCTCTTGCATACAACAATGGTGGAACAATTGTAAGTGTTCAATTAACATAAAAACAATATTAAAATTTATAAAATGCAAAGTACAAATTCAATTTATTACAAAGTAAGCGGAACATTAACAAGTGATTTCGGGGAAACAATTACAAACCCAGTTATTAAGGTTGACGTTAATTCTAACGGAGCAGAAAGTGATGGTTTTTTGAAATGCGAATACAAAGTTTATTTTTCTGAAGAAAAGTATTTAGCGGGAAAGTTCTTTTTCAAGGCTTGGGATTCGGAAGAAAATCAAAGAATTGTTAATTTCAGTTATCCAGTTGTTGACGTTCCGACGTGGGGTTTTTTGACTTGGAAAGAATTACAACGCAAAATAATTGCTGATCAATTCGGTTGGTCAGTTGACGATGTTGTTTTAGTCGAAGAAAGTGAATAAGCAACGCGAAGAAAAAAGGATTTTGGATTCGTTCGGCGTTTATGACGTTCCGGACGATTACAAAACTTTAATTCAAAACGCGATTAATTCGGAGGAATGGGATTGGTTTAAGGATTGCGACGGTTGTTCGTTAACCTGGAACTATTGGCCAACCAAATTTTCTCCGCCTTGTTTGGTACATGATTACCATTGGAGAACCGGTCGCGGTGGATATTGTTCCGACAAAATATTTTTGGAACTAATGAAAATTTATTCAATTCCGCGTTGGCAAAGAACTTTTCGTTTTTCGCTTGTTCGGGTTGGTTGGTTTTTATATTTCAAAAGAAAACACAAAAAGAACGATAATATTCGTAAATTAGACACACAAACCAAAACAATCATAAACAAATGGAAAATTTAACAATTGACGAAGCATTCAACGGATTAACGGAATTAGTTTTAAAAGGGGTTCAATTTAACGGTTCGTTGGTTGAAATCGACCAGAAACGCGAAGTTGTTCAACACTTATTGAAAACGGTTGAAAACGCTTTGGATTTAAAAACAAAAGAAAATGGCGAATAAAAGGTTTCAATTATTTAATGGCGTTGCAATAACGACAAATCCAACAGTCACGGAAAAACTTTCGTCGAACTATTCTTTTTCGGTCCAATTGATTTGGGCGGGATTAAGTGGAACGGCAAATTTAATTTTAAGCGTATCGATGAACGATGTTAATTTCGACGACTTTCCAGTTGTTGACAAAGACGGAAATCGATTGACAACGATTCCAATTTCGGGCGCGTCTGGTTCACTAACTATTGAAGTTGATTCGGTCATTTCGGATTATGTAAAATTTGCAATTGACGGAACAAGCGCAACGGCGGGAACGATCACGGCGGAATTTGTTCAAATTGACAATCAAGACACATACTAAAAATGGGAAAAGTTTACAAAGGTGCGTTAAACGAACCAATTTCGGGCGGTAGCGGAGCGGATGCGAACGCGGTACACGTCAATGTTTCGTCGGAAATTTCGGGGGTTACTTTTAAAGCAACGCCAACGACAAACGATTTTTTATTAATTGAGGACGTCGCGGACGGGAACAATAAAAAGAAAATAACCATTGGCGACATTCCGGCAACGTCGGACGCGAACGCGGTTCATGTTAACGTAGCTAATGAGATTACGGCAATAACTGAAAAAATAAACGTCGACAATCAGGACGAACTTATTATTGAGGACTCCGGCGCGTCATTCGTTAAAAAGAGCATTAAAAGAAAAAATTTAATAATTCCGATTAATAACAACACGGAAACAACCGCGACATTGACGCCAAACGTTGACGAATACGAACAAGAAAGCGTTAACGATTTAGCAACGGCCTTGACAATTGGAGCGCCAACGGGAACGGTTTCAACGGGGATGAAGTTAATTATAAGAATCGCCGACAATGGAACGGCGCAAAGTTTGACGTTTAATGCTATTTTTAGAGCGATTGGAGTCACTTTGCCAACAACAACGACGGCAAACAAAGTTTTATATATTGGTTGTGTTTACAGCGAACAAGGTTCAAAATGGGATGTTGTTGCAATAAAAGAGGAGGTTTAAAATGTATACTATAATTACTAAAATAGAGTTGGAAGGAACGGACAGTTTAAAATTTACAGACTACGGAACAACAACAAATCCGGACATTGTAATCGAAACGAATGAAATTTACGATTCAACGTTGGGCGCTTTTTTAGGCGAAAACCGAACAAAATTGGAAATCGGCGAAATATTAATTTCAACTTTTTTCGAAACAACGCCGGTCGTTTACGAAGCGCGGATCGTTGTTGATAATATTGACGACCTGGGATTGGTTTCCGTTAATTACATAAACGAACTGTTTTAATATGGCAGTACCAACAAAAGGGAACACGACAAGCGCGAATCCAACGCCCGGCGCAAATTTTAAAACTCAAAACCATACCCAAAACACGGGGGCAAATGGTTTTGTAATTGCTCAATTCACAATGTCGAACGCGCGAACATACACGAGTTGTACGTATGGGGGCGTTGCAATGACTCAATTGTATCAAATTAATAGAAGTGGTTTAAGTCAAAGAATGGCTTTTTTTTATTTAGAGAATCCGCCAACGGGAACGAATCAATTAAGAGTTAATTTT